AAACACTTTCTGATCAAGACACAACTTTATTAGGTGGAGAAGAGCTGCTTGATTATGCGCTTTGGTTAGAGCAAGAGTTGCTCGATTATATGCTTTGGTTAGAGGAAGAGTTGCTTGATCATGCGCTTTGGAGCGACTATCGAGGAATATAAAGAGAGCTGGATCCTTTAAACGCTTAAACTCAATTAATAGAACTGAACCTTTTTCTTTTCTTTTTTGAGCGAGGGTAAAATATTAAAAATTAAAAGGTGACTAAAAACATAATATGCAACGAAAATTGTAATGAAACATTTACCAATATAGACGATAAAGATATGATATACCTAACACCTGAATACTTTATGCCTATGTATAGGGAACTAACGTAAACATTGCAATGTGGATTATAGATAAAATAAAGGAGGACACGATATGAAAAAAGAAGTAAAACTGGAAGTAGGTAAGAGCTACAGAAATAGAATGGGTACGGTCGTTAAGATTGTGAGTAAAAATGAAGGTCCCTTAGATCATTACCCCTACGTCAGCGATAAAGGAGAGTATTTTAAAAGCAATGGTAATAACTTTATTTATGAAAATCTGGAAGACCTAATAGAAGAAGTTGTCTCTGAGCCCATACGTGCAATAAACAAAGATGAAACTTGGCTGAACACTCACTACGAGGTAGTGGCTGCTATGGAACAAGCATTATCAGAAGGCCATAAGAAACTTACAGCGTATTATAACGATGGCGGTACGATTGCTAAATGGAACTTAGCTAAGGGGATAACCAGCAAGTTCGAGGACTTCTACGCAGGTATTCTATGGAATGGGGAGTTTTTGGAAGCTATTAATGAATTCGTTCAAGAAGAATTGAGTGAACTATAACTTACTTAGTTTAAAAATCATTAACTTTGAGCTAAACTTAAAATATTCATTATGAAGTGTAAGATAACAGTTACTGGCTCAGACGCCCAAAGATTTAAAAATCTTAGTGATAAGTTCGGAGGCAGAGCCGCGCTGGAAACTCTATTAGAGAATGATGGCACAAACACTATTGACGGATTTATATCTGATGTAGAGGAAGGAAATAGGATTAACGCTTTATCATATTTTACACTAAATAATCTAATTGCATCAGAAGGTCTTTCATCTTTGGATCTTAGGTCTAAATTTATAGAGTCAGACAAGTTTAATAACGCTATGAGAGCAGCGAGAGAAAATCTTGTGGCTATTATGGAAAATAACCTAAGTGAGGAAGAAGTATCAGAAGATAACAGACGTATTGCTTCCAGGGCTTTTGTTGCATACATCAATTTTGGTAAGCTTATGCCTAAGATACAAGCTAGATTTGAAGCCTTTGGTCTAACTGTAAATGAACTTAACCAGAATTTTGAGGAGATTATAAGAAATGAGGGTGAGATTTCTAATAACAAACAACACATTTATAGCCAATCTTTTATGGAAAGAAGTCCTCTTGATTCCACACCACCATCTGTAAAGTTGTTTTTGGCCACGAGGGCTAAGCAACAATTAAATGCCGACGGTACACCAATACCTATTCTTGATGATATAGGTATGCAAGTACCTGTAGATTTTGATGCTTTGTATTCAAGAATTAGTAAAGGTTTAACTGATCTGCACTCTTATGAAGAGATGATCACCAAGTTAAAGGAAATGTCAAAGAATGATGCTGAAATAAGGTCTGTACTTGATACTATGATTGATGGAGATCTTGATAAGCACGGTATAGAGTTTAAAGGAGTTAAAACTAAACCATTTCAGAATGCATTCTTTAGTTCTATGGCTAACACACACTATGACTTTATGACTTTAGCAATAGATAAAGACTATGGATCTGAGATAGAAGGCTCAAAGAAAGTATCTATGTTAAGGACTAATAAAAGATCCCTGGATAGAGCTCTTAGAAATGAATGGGCAGCTAATTCAATGAAAGTTTCCAAATTACCTCTTGCTACACGTCAAGGTCTCTGGGATACACATGTACATAAAGTATTTGACTCTTCTCAAAGTGCAACTACTCCTGCAGAAAAACGTAAAATGAAGTCAGACTTTAGCCTTAAATTAGATAACGTTAATGCTAAGAGTGTGTTAGTAGACGTTTCAAATATGCTTGCTTTATTAGGTATAAATGTAAGTCCTCAGGCAGTTGATATTCTAAGAACTACTTTAAACAATAAGAAGCCAGGTGAGTTTAAAGCATTTGTACAGTCACGATTGTATAATTTAGGTAAAGCATACTATAATGAAAATAGAAATATATTTGAAGACGAAAGTGGAACTATAACTATTCTTGCTACAGCACAAGCATCTTTATCTAGTGAATTAGGTGTACAAGCTTTTATGAACGGAGAGAATAATATTATTTATCCTATTAATAGGCCAACATTTGCTAAAGAGTGGTTTAATAACATGAAGAATAAGACAGATGTACTTACAAGACTGTCTTTAGATCCATTCTATAGCGGATTTAAAATTGTACAGGATTTTAACCAAGCTGAGCACGGCATGGAGATGATATCATTTGATACTATTACAGATAATTCATCAGGAGTAGCCACTAGTTATTCAAGTTTGGATCCTGTGTCATCAATGGCCTCTAGGTTTAATTTCTTCTTGAATTACGATGCTAAAGGTAGAGTCGGAGCACACACAAACAAATTTGGGTGGTTCCTAGTCCCTACACCAGCAGATAGATCAGGTACTCAAGTACTTAAGATGAAACTTATTGGAGATGGATCCTTAATAAACAAGTATTCTGTATTTAGTGAAGCTGCTGGGTATAAAGATTGGGCTGTAAACTCTGCCAAAGCTGAGTTTGAAAGAATAAAGTTGGTTTTTCAGGAGTATAACTCAACAGAAAATAAAAAAGAGCTTGTTAAAAACTATCATTACACTGAAGAAGAAGGAGTTGAAGGAACAAAATTAGGTAATGGAGGATATTTCCAGAACTTTACTGAGTTAAACAAATTCTTAGTAGTAAAGGATGGTATATTACAAAATATTAATTTTGAAAGTCCTGTAATTCTACAAGCTCTTGAACAATCACTTAATGATCAAATAGCTGCTGATATACGTCATTTAGGGGAGATTGGTTTCTTAAATACCGTTGAGGGACAAGCTGTAGTTAAGGAACAATCGCTTACAGGAAATAACAACAATAGTGATATTTCAATTACTACACCAGAACAATCTAAAATCACTAGTATAAGATCTACAGAGCATGCTAATAACTTGCTATCCAATGGAGGTGTAGTCACTGAAAATAATCTATACAAGTTTTTAATAAACTCTTATGTAGCTAATCAGGAATTATCTGCATTGTTTCATGGTGATCTTGCAAATTTCACTGCAAAGGAAACTACTATAGCAGATTATAAAGGAGACCCAACCACAGTCCAACTCGCTAGTTATAATAATGCTAATAAAAGATCAGGTCTTGCTTACACTCCTGGGAAAAAGGGTAGGGTAGGACTTGGAGGAATGAATGCTACATTTAATGTGTCATTTGTGGCGGATGTAAGGTCTGTATTAGGAGGAGATATTTACAATGATGTATTGAATTCTCTTTCAGAAGACCATAGATATGGCAGGAAACAAGCAGAGAAATATGGTAAAACCAATTCCACTGATGGTCAGGGATTAGCATCATTATATAGGTATGCAGATATCCTTAACGGTCAAGGGCTTCTTACTCCTTCTATGTTAGAGACACTAATTGAGTTAGAAAAACAACCTGAGAACATAAACTGGTCCAAGGTAACTGAAAAATTGGTAGCTGTAAAAGGATTTTATCATGCTGTAGAGTTTGATCCTCATTTTGGTAGGGTAATGACAAAGAATTTAAAATACTCATTACTTCCAGTGTTTCCTGCAATGATGAAAGGAAACACAGCATTACAAGATCTTTATAATAAGATGATAGCCTCTAAAGCAGATGAGTTAGTATTTGAAAGTGGTATCAAAATGGGTGCGTATAACCTTAATCAAGTATCTGACCCTACGTTTTCTATTGTTGCTCTTAACAACGAGAACTATCGTATTCCTCAAGAAGTTCCTTATAAGGACAAGGTAGAAGAGAATTATGGTAGTCAAATTCGTAAGTTAATAGAGGGTAATTTAGTGGATGATGCAGACTACAATGGGAGATCTGGAGAAAGTCTAAGATCTATTTACAATCAAGCTCAAAGCTTGAAGATTGAGAATTCATTTAAAGATATGCTTAGAACACTTGCTACTGATGGTAAAATTGATATCGAGAAAGTAGCCAAGAGAATCTTAAGAGATCTTGCCAAAAACCAATACAAGAGTGATTCAGAGTTTATTAACAAAGCTTTAGAAATAATTACAACTGAAACAGGAGCAAAGGATACTCGTATTCCTATGTCATTTCCTGCAATTAAGTATAAAGCTGAATCGGCTATGAATACTATGGTCAAAAAAGCTGTTCATAGATTGTCTCTCCCTGGTTTCGTAGGAGTAGTTTATTCTTCCTATGGGATGGATGAGAAGCAAATAGGTTTTGATAAATCACTTAAGTTTGTGCGTAAAGGTCCAGACGGTAGAACACTGCCAGCTCAAGTAAAAATGAGCCCCCAGTATTTCCTCGGAATCCTTAGAAATAAGATAAAAGACATTACAGGTGAGATAGCAGCTATAAATAATGATGTTTCTGTTAGGAAAATGCAAACAGAGATTGCTAGCATTAGATCAGTTATACAGGAAATGGAGAGAGGTGAATTTGATATTAAAAGACTTCCAGCTAAATTAAGACAGGCAGTCATATATAGGATTCCTACTCAGGGTAAAAACTCTATGTTACCTGTAGAAATTGTTGCATTTACACCTGAGGCATTTTCTACATCTATCACCTTGCCCTCTGCTATTGTTACACAATCAGGTATGGACTTTGATATTGATAAGGTGTATGTAGAATCAAGACATTTCACTTACAGTAATGGGGAATTCTCTGTTGCTCAAAGTAATTTAAGTACAGCAGAGGGAATTGATAACACCATTATAGATGCTCACTATGATGTTCTTACATCACCTCAACATTTCAGTGAGTTGGTGACACCCAATAACTCTGACACATTAGAGGATTTATCTAAAGAAATCTCAGGTATTTATGATGTTAACACTGAAGGAAGAAAATGGAGCTCAGTATCAACTCAGGATAGTTTTAGGGACAGAAGTCAATCAGCAGAAGTTACTTTAGGAGTGTCCTCCAATGCTAATACAGCACATGCTATATATCAAAGCTTAGAAGTTACAGTAAAAAATAGACTAGAAACTTCAAATAATGTTGATCTAAGAAGAAGCACAGAACAAAATGAAGCTAAGAGTAGAGAATCTTCCTATGGACCTAAGATTGATTATGGAAGATCGTGGAGTGAGTTACGTAGTAAGAAAGTATATACTACAGCAAAAGATGGCACTCTGTTAGTAAATACTATGAGAACGAGTAATAGAGAAGGAGGAGCACATGCACATTTTGGAAACCCATTTACAGAGAATATTCTTGCTGCTAGTAGAAATAGTTCTCTTATAAAATCTGACTCAGTTTCAGAAGCTATTGATAGATATGAGAAGTGGATAAAAGGGGAACCTATTACTGGTTTAACTACAGAACAGGAAGCAACATTACAGGGCCATGAAAATCAGAAAAAATGGATAGTGAAGGAGATATCCAATAAAAAAATGACAGCTGCTGTACTTATGTATGACTCATCATTAGCTGGAAGAGGACTTGGCACACATGCAGATGTCCTTCAAAAGGTCATTGCTGAGAATAGTGGCATTAATAATATGACTAACTCTTCTGGAGCAGAAGCTACAAATGTAGTAAATGTTTACTCTTCAGACAGTGAAGCGTCTAGTCTATCTAATTTTGCACCTCGTCCATTTATGTTAGGGGATTTCGTTACATACCCAACTGTAGAACATGCGTTTCAAATGCAGAAAATAGAAGACTCCAGAGGAGTATATTCTGAAGATCAAAAATATATTCTTAGAGAAAGAATGTTAAAAATGACTGCTGCAGAGGCTAAAGTGGCCGGAGCAAAAGTAAAAGGATTAGACTTAAATTATTGGGATAAGAACTCATCAGAGTTACTTAAAATTATTATGAGAGCTTCATTTGATGCTAATCCTAGCGCTGTTACCAGACTGCTTGAAACTGGAGATGCAGCTATCTCCCATAAAGACAGTAGTGGTAAAGAGCAGGATAAAGGGCAATTCTCAAGACTTCTTATGGAATTAAGAGAAGAGTATGGCGGTACTGGTGTAGTGCAGCCTGGTATAACTACACCTACGTTTACACAGGGCGGAGCAACACAGATTAAAAAAGATACAAAACCAGTTGCTACTGATAAAAAGGGTGTTCTTGTCAATGGAGAAAGAGTTAGAACTTTAGGAGAGATTTATACAAACTCTGATAAAAAGAGAAAGATTTCTGATGATCATATTGAGACTCAGACTGCGGCTGTGGATAACCCCACACTGCTTGGATCATTAAACATTAACCCAGCTACAGGAGCAGCTTATTTCTTTATGATTGAGAGTGGTGCCGGATTGAACTATGCAGTTAAATTGATAAATACCCCTATTATAAGGGAATTAATTAGAAGAACCAGAATCAATGAAACTTCAATGGGTAAAGAAGGAGCATTCTCAAATGCTATGAGTGATTTAGCTAAGGAGAGAGGGTTTGATATTGAAAAAGAATTTAACACAGATTCTGATGTTAAGGAAAATGTACTTGATAGAGTTCTTGGTCATGCCAGAGAAGGTAAAATGCAAACAATGCATGATCTGAATATTTTAAAAGCGTACATGACTTTCAGACATTACGGAAATGAATTAAATACTTTTCAGAAAGCGTTAAGAGCAGACGTTATTGGAACAAGACAGACACAAGCGGCTAACATCATTGCTACGCAAGATATAGCCAAGGTGAAAGGAACATACTCAAGTGAGAATATCCCTGAATCTGAAATTGGGTTTCAAGTACAAGCGTTTACTTTTAATAAGTCAAAGTATGATAGTCACTCATTAAAAACATTTGAGGAGTATGGATTACATAAAGCTATAGATATAGTAGGTACTTATGTTGCAGATTCATCCAAAACGTTTAGGGATGTTCTTAGCCAACTAAGAAAAGATTTCGGTGGTCAAATGACTGACAGAGATGCAAGGATAATAGTCAATGACTTTTATACCTACATATTTGCCAACAAAAGAGCACATATGCAGAAACTAAGTGTTATTGCTAAAAACTCTCCTGAAACTGTAGTGCAAATGATGATGGGTGATAATTCTGTAGGAAAACAGGTATTAGAAGCTAAATTGATTGAAACACAAATGGCTAGGGAGGATGTATCTTTCATACCTAATCAGCTTCTATCATACTTGTCAGTTACACCAGACAATGGAAGAACAGGCTATGACACAGTGTCATTTAACAATTCTATATCAAGAGCTTTGTCCACTGACCAGAAGACAATGTTTGCGAATGAATTTGAGAGTTTATTATACTATGATAAATCCTCTAATACAGACACAAACTCGTTCTTTAGAAACCTGGGTGTTCAATTATTTGCATTAAATTTCTTTACAGAGGGATTTTCAAGAGGTATCAACTCATACAGTGAGTTTATACCTATTACAATGTATGAAGATTTTCGCGAGACAGGCGGAGAGAGTCTTGTAGAGTACTTTAGAGATATATGGCCAGACTTTAAGAACACTGCCAATTTCACTACTGAACATTTCAAGAAAATGGTATTAGCCAACAGAGCGCACGAACTTACGAGTTTAAAAGACCTAAGAAAGATGTCTAAAAGTAATATTACTAAGTATTTGGCACAAAATGCAAATGTGAATGTATTTCTCATGAAATTAGGTGATACTGAAGTAATAGGGAAACGTCTTGATGAAGAGGGTAATTATACTGGAATTATTAAGCTTTTAGGAACCAAAGGATGGAGAGTAGATTATCAGGCCGACGGTGCTGTAAGTCAGGTTTTATCCGCTAATAAGGTCCTTATACAGGAAAAAGCACGAAAAAATGTCCAGGAATCGAGAAATAGTAAGTGCTAAACAAATTATTAAAGACATGAAAAAAGTAAATTAAATTATGCTAATACTTACACCTAGTTTTAGGGAAGTATTAGACTTGTTAGGAAAGAATAAATCTTTTATAGTTACAGGATCATTAGCATTAAAACTTTTAGGGTCGTTAGATAGAATTCCAGGAGATCTGGATTTGATCTCTAACGATCCTTCTGTTTTAAAGATATTATCTGATGCATGTAATTTAGACATGACAGATGCATTGGAGATTCCTAGACAGAGTAAATTTGAATTCAATAATGGATTTTCTGTAGATGTATTCAGATACAAAGATCCATCAATAATTCCTGTTGAGACGGTAACCGTTGAGGGCTACACTTTTAAGGTAACTATACCTGAGTTCGTTTTTAAACGAAAGCTAGAGAACCTCAGAGGGCCTATTCAAAAGAAAACTGTTAAAGATCTTATTGACTATTTTGATGATATATTATTAACTAAATAAAATTACACGGCATGGAAGAAAAAGAAATTAAGAACAAGCCATATCCTTTTGACGAGGCGGCTTTAGCGTACTCAAAGCTTACCGATAAGGAAGCTAAAGTACAGGTAGACAAAGTAAAAACCAAAATTAAAGAAATTAAAACTACGGCCGATATAGGGAAAGATCCTAGACTGATGTTTGAACTTCGAGAATTGTATTCTACCTTAGCTTGGTACAGGATGAACAAAAACCGATCTAAATTCTTTCGTCTTAGTACTTTAGGCCCGTCTATGAGGAGAGCTAAAAGACACCCAGATGTTAGAAGTACAGCACGTAGAAAATAGAGTGGACAGGAACGGAAAGAGGTATAAATATATCACTCTGTACTGTAAACCTCGTATGAGTAGAATATTACAAGCAGGTAAATGGAAAGAACTACTTGTTCCATCAATGACATGTGGCTATATATCTTATAAAGTAAACTATGCACCCAGTCAGTCAAATGACCCACAGTATTCTCTAAATGAAGGAGATACTGTGGAGGGGGCTATTGTAAATTTGAAAGTAGAGCCATATGAAATAAACGGAAGAATTTTACATTCTTGTAAAGTGCCTGTATTCTGTTCAAATGAGGATCCTATAGAATTTGAAGTGCAAACAGCGTATGCTTACGAAAGAGCAGGAAAGGTTTTACTTAAAGGACAATTACAATTTGGGGACTTCACTCCCCTTAAGAAAATAAGTGAAGAAATATTTATACCAAGAAATTGCTTGGTAGTATCAAATGTATAACTAATAAATAATTAAATTATGAGTATCAATTTTGATTTCTTAAAAACTGTAGAGTTATCTACACCAGACGTAAAAGAAGTACAATCTCGTGTTTCTTCAATCAAAAATCCTGAGGGATTAGCTATTCGAGTATTTGGCAATGGTAAGGTTTATCCTTCAGCTGAACTTGTAGCAAAGTATAACTTAGAATATCAACCAAAAGGTAGTGATAATGCTACAAATGGTCTTGATGTATTTAATTCTAAGGATTGGAACATGTTTCCAAGCAATGCCCCTCAACATGTAGTATTTATTGCCATTGTTCCAAAGTCTTCCCCTAAGATAGACCTATTTGGTCAAGTAGGATATAATGATGACAACACTCCTAAGAGTACCGTAATGGAGCAAGGTGGTGGATCTTTTGGCAAAGAGTTTAAAGAGATGGTAGAATCTGTTTATGGAATTGAGATCGGTGTTCGGGAATACCGTGATTTTAAAGTAAGCGATGATATTATAATGAAGTCTGAGACTGGTATTTACTTCATGCCTAAAACTGTCACAAGAGGAGCCCATAAAGGTGAAATTTCTGTAGTACGTCGTGAAAACGTATCAGTAATTCCTTTAGTTCCTATGGACTCTGAGTTCGGAGAACCTGACTCAGAAGTAGAAGAAGTTTCTCAAGGGTCTGGTGCCTCGACTAACCCTGAGGTATCTGAATCTCAAAGAGAGTTGTTTCCTCCTGAGAATGATGAAACATCGGGAGATTTTTGGGAGGTTCCTTCTGAGGATGAACTGCCGGTAGGTTCTGGGGAGTGTCCTGAAGCTGAAATAGACTAGTATGGCCAAACTGAACTACATTGGTAGGTCAGATTATTTATTCAAGTATTCCTGTAATTCTTCTGCGGAAGAGTTACAGGCTTGGTTAGATGATCAGTCCGTACTACAATTAGATACTGAAACCAACGTGGTGGACTCCATTATAGCTAGAAAGCTTATGGTGGTCCAACTCGCTGACGAAGAGGGCGAGAATATCTTTGTTGTCCAATGGAGTTTCTTGACTGAAGACCAGAAGTTAGGAATCTTACAATCTTTAAATGATAAAACCAAGTTAAAGATATGTCACAACGTGTCCTTTGAATATCAAGTAATGATAAAAGAAGGAATAGTGATGGACAATGTGTGGGATACCATGATAATGGAGCAGACACTATATGCAGGGAATGATGAAGATATGAGATATTATTCTTTAGCTAATGTACTATTTAGACGAGTTAGAGTTGACATTTCAAAAGAAGAACAGACTCAATTTGGTGATGACATCATCACAGACAGTAAGTTAGAGTACGCTGCCACGGATGTTTTGTATTTAGGACATGTCCGTAAACAGCAAATTGCTGAGATGAAAGAGGAGGATCTTATCCAACTTGGAAATGGAGAGTTTAATGAAAATGAGGCTTCTCTTGTATTTGCTGATATTGAATATGTGGGCATGGGATTCGATAAAGAAAGATGGTTAGCTAATATAGAAAAAGCCAAACCTATTATTAATAAAGCTACCCATGAATTAGAAGCTATTTTACTACAAGAGCCCTACCATAGTGAGTGTCGTGCACTTATTATAAATGCTAAGTTAGTAAATGCAGAAGGTAAAGAACGTTTTGTTAAACTTCCTGCTGTGGTGGATAAAGATACTTTCACCATAAATTGGGGCTCCTCTCCTCAGTCCCAAGTAGTATTAAACTATGTCTATGGAGATATAGATAAGTGCTCAGTGCTTGAGTTAAAGAAATACCTTAAGTCAAATGATCCTAATGCACCTAAGCTTAATGATAAGGGGAAGCCTATAGGTGTTACTTCTAAACAATTCACAGATTATGTAGAGTCAATGGTAACAGATAAATTTTTGTTCTTAAAGTTATACATCAATAAAAAGTTTGAGCTCCTTGAAAGAGGACTTTTATCTAACTTTAGAGATAAACTTATAGAAGATAAGTATCTTATACCTAAGAACACACTCACTGTAAATTGGAACTCAGATGATGCTAAGCTTGAGATCTTTAGGTGGTTTAACCCCAAAATTGAGGATGCAAGAGCTGAAACTGTAGAGGACAATATCCACATGCCTTTCTTTCAATCATACAAAAGCTACAATGAAGCACATTCATTGATATCTAAGTATGGTCTAAAGTTTATTGAGAAAAATGTGGACTCTGACGGCAGAGTAAGAACAAGATTTAATACTGTTCTATCTACTGGAAGGGTCTCCAGCAGTGGACCAAATATGCAGCAAATTCCGGCTAATGCTCTACCTAAAGATCGTACCAATGATTATCGTCATTGTTTTAACCCTGGAATTCCAGGATGGGTAGTAGTAAGTGGTGACTATGCGTCACAGGAGTTAGCTGTTATAGCAACTTTGTCTCAAGACCCAGTGTTCTTAGACGCCCTACTAACGGAGAAAGACCTTCACTCTGTATGTGCTGAATTAGTTTATGGCCAAAAGTGGAAAGATTCAACTGAAGAGGGATGTGCATTTTATGCCTTAAACTCTAATGGAGATCCTCAGAAGAAAAAGTGTAAGTGTTTTGCTCATTATAAATTAAGAGATGATGTTAAAGCAATTAACTTTGGATTAGCTTATGGTATGAGTGCTAAAGGCTTAAGTGGTAAGTTAAAAATCACTTTGATAGAGGCAGAGTCACTTATCAAAGCATATTTCTTGTCATTTCCTTCTATTCAAGGAACCCTGAACGCCTTTGGTAATTATGGTCTTATGAATGGATTCATTAGAACTCCAGCCCCTATGAGGCGTAAGAGGTATTTTCCTTATTGGAAAGGTGAAGAGACACCAAAAGGTTTGGCAGGAAAGATATCAAGAGCGTCAATGAATGCTCCAGTACAAGGCTTCTCTGCGGATATGATTAAAATTGCTCTGATACTAATGCGTAGATATATAAATAACAATAACTTACGGGATGTTGTTAAATTATTTATGCAGGTACATGACCAGATTGATGCTATAACTACAAAAGATGTAAGTGAGCGTTGGTCTGTCATACATAAACAGATAATGGAGCAAGCAGCAGAAATATGTCTTAAGAATACCTTGTTAAAGTCAGAGGTTAAAATATCGGACAAATGGGAGAAATAAAATCGAATAGAGACATCATGCAGGAAGAGTTTGCTGACCAGTGGCTGGACAGTGACCGTAAAGGCTCATTGATTCTAGGCACTGGGTTTGGTAAATCGAAAGTGACTATGCTTATCCTTGTGGGACTGTTTGAAAGAGGTGAATTAACAAAGGAATCCAAGATTTTAATACTAACAGACAGTGAACACCTGAGAGATATTAACTGGAAGGAAGACTTTGAAAAATGGGGATACTCATGGATATGGGAACTAATAGTAGCAGAGTGTTATCAAACTACTTACAAGTGGTCTGATACCTCCTGGGATTTTGTAATCGCAGATGAAATAGATTTCTCAATGACTGAAGAGTACAGCAAGTTCTACTTGAACAATAAACTTAAGATGATCTTAGGGTTAACTGGGTTTGTTGATGACAGTAAACTTACATTACTTGACAGCATTGCTCCTATAGTATCCTCGTACACCACTCAAAAGGCTCAAGAGGATGGAATATTGAACAGTACTCAGATAGTGTTTGTGCAATTTGATTTATCAAGAAATCCCACAGACATTAAAGTAGAGTATGTAGGTAAAGATGGTAAGACAAAATCGTTTCATCAATCAGAGAACGAGGCATATGCTTATCAAGATAACCTATGTAACGTTTTGTGGGGTAAAATTGTAAAGTTGGAATCTGACCCTGACGTTATGTTTGAAATCAACAAAGAAAAAGTTCAGGAGTTAAAGTCCCTGAGATACAGACAATCCAGAGCAGTTATGGATAGGAAAGCTATACTCTTAAATGGTATTGCATCTGTAACTATAACCCGTAAAGTTATACACGAGGTGTTAAAGAATCCTAATAATAAGGTTTTAACATTTAGTATGTACACTGCACAATCAGACCTCATAAATGAATGTACTTTTCACAATAAAAACAAGAAAGGTAACACTACATTAGAGGACTTAAATGAGGGTAGAATCAGGTCTGCAGGTGTTTGTAAGGCAATTAACAGAGGAAAGAACTTAGTAGGAGTTAACAACATGATAATGGAATCATATGATGGTTCTGCTACAGCATTTCATCAAAGACATGGAAGAGGAATGAGGTTAAAACCAGATCAAAAGATGTATCTTTACATTCTACTTCCATATTTTCACAAGAAGATTCAGAGTCCTGAAAACAAAAACCAAAAGGCTGAAATCAGGATGCCAACTCAAGCAAAAACTTGGGCAGAGTCTATGATGAAAGATTATGAAATTATCAATCCTATTAGAATCAAATTATAAGAAAGGAGATGAACATGACAGCAGAGAAACTGATTGTTGAACTAATAAGTAAAAACTATGTAGTAAAACTTGGTGAGGATAACTATGTCATAACAAATCTAATGGGTAGGGACAATGAGGAAGAAGAGAAGGTAAAGGAGGTAGTTCTTCCTTCTCCTGCTGTTCTTCTTAGAAATTTTATTAGGGATTGTAATATTCCTTTCAGAGCTAAAACTTCCACTGGAGGGTTTTATGAGTTAGCATCAGAATCTGAGTACGCAAAAAGGGCGTTATACGCCATGTTGTCTTCACATGAGTACAAATATGAAGATATAGTGGCAGCTACCAATGCATACTACACTAATGTAAACATGGCAAGGGTTACTCTTACAAATTATTTTAAAAATGGCACTATACGAAGAGTTATGGAGGAATATACTAAACACTCCGACTCTTTGTCGTTGAGGCCAAAAACTAATAAAGTATCATTATGAGCACATTTGAGAGAGAAGTTCTTAGGAATGTCAGAGATGCTATGGATGGTAAGGTTATGCAGATCCCTCTACACTTAGATAGAGTAGGGGAAATATTTGCTATTAGAAAGAATGTGTATACTTTAATTGGCGGAGGTACTGGATCTGGGAAAACAAGTTTCTTGGATGATACCTTTGTGTTAAAACCATACGAGCTATGGAGAAAGTGGAAAGATAACACTGATCTTACATTCAAAGTTCTGTACAGATCAATGGAAAGGAAGAAAAGTCTTAAACTTACTAAGTGGGCATGCTGGAAACTGTTCCAAGACTCAGGTATTCTGCTGGACGCAGAGACCCTGCTTGGGTATAGAAAGAGCAAAATCACTGAGGAGACTTGGAAGCTACTTGTAGGTGCCAGAGACTGGGCAGATGAGATGTTAGATTATGTAGACATTAGGGATGGTAGAACCACACCAGATGATTATAGTAATTGGGTGCATGAGTATGCAGTTGATAATGGAGTCTTGTTTCAAGCCGACATGTATGGAATTAAAAGTTCAAAGTATTCAACCTACATCCATACATTTTCAGAGAGAGATTGGATTACATTAAAGAATGGGGAGGAGTGCATAGCTGTGAGAATTACTCATGGTGATGAGACTTTTGTTCTTAAACAAGGTGAAAAGTACTATGTACCAACTAGACCAAAGGAAATAACTATGGTCATAGGAGATCACTTAGGAAAACATTCAAGTCAAAAAGGTTTAACAACTAAGAAACAGATCATAGACGCAGTATCAGAGCGTAATGCAGACTTCAGAGATATTTATGGATATTCTCCGATAGCCGTATCACAATTTAACAGGGCTATTGGGGATGTACAGAGAATGAAGTTTTCAGATGGGGATTTATCTCCTCAAATTGAAGACTTTAAAGATACTGGAAACACTGTTGAGGATGCTGATCTAGTTTTGGCACTATTTAACCCTTACAGATACAAGTCTTATGATGATCATGGAATGTATAAAGGATACAATATTAGAGATGAAATGGTTAATCCACTTGGATACAATAGATATAGACTATTGTCTATCTTAAAAAATTCATATGGAATTGATGATGTTGATTTCGGAATGTTATTTAGAGGAGAAGTTAATGATTTTAAAACACTCCCTAAGGCAAATGATGATAACACAATGACCAGAGAACTTCAACAAGTGTATCGAGAAATTCAAATAGGTAAATAATTAAAAAACAATTTTAATGGCAAAAGCAATTTTAGTGCAGGGATTATCCGGCACTGGCAAATCTACTTCGTGGCGTAATATGCCATCTGAGGAGTCGATGATAATATCTCCTAATGGTAAACAATTACCATGGGGAGGAAGTTCAGGACAGTATAAACCTGTGAATTCAACTACTGGTAAGGGTAATGTTATAGTAACTAACAAGTTATTAGAGGTACCTAAATGGCTACAATGGATCAATAAAGCAAAGCATGTTAAGTATGTGTTAATAGATGACTACACTCACTTCTTTAATGCCAGAATAATGTCTCCAGACTTTCTGGCACAGAATAACGGTAATGCTGCATTTCAGAAATGGAACGTGTTTGGAGCAGATGTATTTAACTCAGTATTCGGAGAACTTCCAAATTTGAGGGATGACTTAGTCATTGTAATTAGTCACCATGTATCTCTTAATGAGATGGGTAAATACACATTCAAATCTTCAGGTAAACTGTTGGAGAATACTATTGATCCTGTATCTTATTTTACCTATGTATTTCATTCTCGCATTATCAAAACAGATGCAGGAATGGCATATAAGTTTCAAACCAATGACGATACAACATACGAATGTAAGACACCTATGGGGTCGTTTCCAGATTTTCTTGTAGACAATGATCTATATCCAATCATAAAACGCATCAACGAGTACGATCAAGGACTTTAATTAATCAATTTTAAAATTTATTTATATGGCAACTTATTTAGGAGTAGGCATTCATGAGAATGTAGTATTAGGAAAAAGTACAGGAATTAATGATAAAGGCTCTTTAGTTATAGAGCTGGAAACTATAGTAGATGATACTAAATTGTTTGCAGCGTTTGACGATGGGGCAAGTGTAGAACAATCAGCACAGTCTGTTATTATGTGGCCAGTAAACATGACTACATGGGATGGTAAGCCCAAGTCTGCTACCCAGATTGGGCAGGACCTCAATAACTATAAGAACACTCTTGTAGATATACTAGAGGTGTTTATGACTACAGATTTAGCTAAGGAAGCTATTAATGCAAGTGTTATGTTTGCTGGTTTAGGTGTTACACCTGAGAATCAAGCCACTCTACCAACTCGTTTGTTGAATGAGGACTTTGTCAAAGGTGTGTACAAAAACATCAGTTATGCATTTATCACTGCGGCTAAGCCTTTCATGGGAGAAACTGAGTTTCGTGTCAAGCTTCGTAGAACAAGCAAATCTAATCACTTTGCTTCCATACCAAAAAAAGGTAAGTTCAAAGAGTCTTGGATTGAGCCTATGACTGTTCCTTTGGCTGCTGCTAGCATCAAATGGAGCACGTATGAGATCAAAGAAGGTCTTAACCACGGAGTTAAAGTAGAAGCAGACACATCCTCGGAATCTGCCAATGCTAAGGTTGGAGCTATGTTTGACTTACCTCCAGCCCCAACTCAAGAAGGAACAGTAGAATCAGCTCCAGCAGCTAATACTAATCCATTCAATCAATCACCTGTTACTCCTGAGCAAGCATTCCCACCAAAACCATAATACTGATAAGATATGACGGATATACTTGAAAAATTTGTTGGTAGTACAGAGCTTACGATTCAAAACGTAAGAGATCTGGTAGATGACTATTCACTTATATCTCATTATCTTGGACAGGAATTAGAGCTACACACAAAGTATAGCTCACCCCTGAGAGAGGGGGATGAGAACCCCTCTTTCTCCATATTTTTTGGATACGGAGGCAAAGATACAAGTAAATTATTTTTTAAAGATCAAGCTGGAATAGGTCAAGGAGATGTATATCATTTCCTATTGCTCTATCTAAATGCCGTATCATATCAGGAGCTTCTTGAGCAGATAAATTATGACCTACAACTGGGTCTAAACTGCAACGAAGTGAATAAGAATCTTAAGCCTACTATAATTAAAAAAATTCCAGTTGTACGAGAGAGACCAGTGTTAAAAACTGTGTCGCAGCCGTATACAAAGAGATTTTTAGATTACTGGATAGGCAAATATGAAATTAGTGTTCCTTCGCTAAAGTTCTATGATGTAAGAGATGTCAGAGATATTCATTACATCTATTCTGAGAAGACTAGCATAGTAGTTCCAAGGACTCTCGCTATTGGGTATCCTATAGGAGCGTATAGTAAAATCTATATGCCTTTTGAAACCAAAGAGAATAAGTTTAGAAATAACTATCCTTATAACTATGTTGAAGGTCATATTCAAATTGATTGGACAAGGAATGATTTACTTGTCATTTCTAAATCGTCTAAAGAAAATATTTTCTTTAGAAATCATTGGGATATTCAAGCTGTTTCAGGAAAAAGTGAATCAACGTATATACCAGAGCATATCATGCATCAATACCTCAAGCACTTCCGCAGAGTAGTGCTATGGCTTGATCCAGATGAAGCAGGTGTACGTTCTATGGCTAATTATAAGAACTTGTATCCTGATTTAGAAGTAATTATCTTTGTAAATGGAATAATTGAAAAAGATCCTACAGATATATTTGAAGTACATAGGAAGAAATACACCTCTGACTTAGTATCTCACATGCTGAAAGTATCTTTGTAAAAACAGTTTTTAACTAAATTAATAACTATGAAGTATGGTATATTTTATCTTCTGTTCTTTGTTTTTTCTATCACTGCATTAAGTAATCCTAAAATGGATGCTTACTACGATAAACTCTATGCAGAAGAACAACTGGAAACTTTAAACACACAGAATAAAGAGTTCAAAGAAGCTTTGGGACATAGAGAATCAAGCATGCGTCCTGAGATCATAAACGGCATTGGAGCCATGGGTATTTGGCAGTTTATGCCTTACACCTTAAAAGACCTAGGCTTAGGTCACATAACACCTAATAAGTTTAGGCTACAGCCAGATATCTTTCCTGTCGAACTTCAGGAGTATGCATTGGATTTAAAAATAGAGAGAGACTTGAAATTACTAACACATCAATGGTGGAGATTAGATAACAGTGTTAATTACATTGATAAGTATGTAGGTAAAGAGTTTTATGGAGTGAAGATATCACTCGCAGGTATTATAGCTGCATCGCACATCGCAGGAGCAGGAGGAGTGATAAAGTTTTTTGATTCCGCAGGATTTTATAATCCTCAAGATGTAAACAACACATCACTACTACATTATCTGAGAGAGTTTTCTGAATATGGGTACCATCACAGAAATATAGTAAAATTAAAAAATGAAATTAAATGGTTGGAGAATTATCTAAATTTATCGGAAGGTATAACCCTTTCATCAAAAGAATCAAAGTTGTCTTTAAGGGTGCTCAGTTCGAAAGACATGGTAACTGTATTGACATTAAACAACCGAGTAACTATACACCTAAGAGAGGTAAAGACATTGTTGGCATACCCCTTGGATTTAAAGCACAGTTACCCAAGTATTACAGAGGGGTTCTATCACTCAGGAGTTCTTCTCCATTTAGGTATTACATTAGTATGCCCAATGGCCATGGAGAGATTGAGTGGGATTACGCAGAAGAGTGGAGGGGAATTGTGGAGTTACACGAGAGAACGCCCACAATTAAGAAAGGATATCGAGTATTTCAATTCCATATTGAGCCCTTATGGGATGCTCCATGGTACGTTAAAATTACCGACATCTTTTCAGTATTTAGGATTGAAGAGGTTGAGAAATTACTCACAACTCGGGGTGGGGTAGGACACACAGGAAATTAGTATTAACCAATAAAAAAGATTATATGAATTTAACTGAAATCGTAATTGAACTCGTAGAGGTTATCTCCAGTTAAGTGGAAGCCTTTAATCTTGAAACTGAGAAAGCGCTTAACGGCAATAAAGCTGCTGCTGAGAGAGCACGGAAGATCAGTCTTAACCTTCTTAAGAAGCTTAGAGCTGAGAGTATGAGTGTATAAAAACATTTTAAGTATTAAGAATTATGGCACTATTAGATACAACAACAATGTCAGGAACTGGTATTGTTAAGGAACTGGAAGAGTCAGCTTTAGGGCTGGTTCTCCAGAACCTTCAACAAGATCAATACCAATATCCTGAGAAATCTTTCATAAGAGAGATTGCCTCAAACGCAGTAGATGCTATTGAGGAGAAGAAGATGGCACGAAGTATATTGAAAGGAGAATCTATAATCTCAGATCATTATAGTGATATAGATTCAGAACTTACTAAAGATTCAAAGTTTAACCCAGATTATTACAATTTGGGTTTTTTGTCTCCACTCGACGAGATAACTATCACGTACATAAATAAAGATAGGAGCGTCAGTAATAGGGACAGGATAATTATAGAAGATACAGGTGTAGGACTGGGCCATAATCGGCTTAAAGGATTCTTTCGCCCGGCATTTTCAACTAAAAGACTTAATCGTAATGCTTTAGGTAAATGGGGAATTGGAAGTAAATCTGGATTAGCTACAGGTGTTGAATCCTATCAGATTACATCTCGTCATAACGGGAGAGAATTCCATTTTGATATTTATAACGATAGGTTCTATTCAACTGTACCCAAGTTTGACGACGAGGGTAATGCTACTGCTTTTGAAACATGGAAAGTTAAAATGTACACTGAGGATGGTGGTGTAGAAGACCAAGAGATACATATACATTACTTTGACACGGTTAAACCTAATGGTTTAATTGTACTTATGGATGTTAAAAACCCTCTTAGAAACAAAGCAAAGTACATTGACGCAGTAAAATCTCAATTAACTTATTTTAATTATGTAAGATTATTTGAGGAGTATGAAGCTGACAGCGATAGGAATTCAGAAACATTCTTTAAAACACGTATTTTATACGAGGACGAGTTTCTAGCTATACCTGAAGACAATTACCATTCTGTCCCTCACTTAATTCTTAACGGAGTTAACTATGGAAAGATAGACTTTGGAGAAGCAGAGATGGACGAAAAGATTGGTAATGTGGGCATTAAGGGAGATCCTAGTGGTATTGATGTTAATCAGTCTCGGGAGCTAATTAGATACACAGCAAAATCACGAGAGTCCTTGAAAAAGTACTTAGAGAATGCTGTTATTGTGGCCCAAGACTATATCAATGTTAACATGGAAGCGTACCAATCTGACTTCCTAAAATGGATTCTGGCCTGTCGAGACATTAAGGCCAAAAACTCTAGGGACAATGTATTCAGTAGGCTCTCTGGTTTAGCTGACCTCGACAAAGTAGAGTTCACATTCGCAGACACGGGTATAAAATTTTCGCAGTCAAACTTCAAGAAGATATTTGCAGGCTTTAGAGTTACTCGGGTGCAAGTATCTAAGTCTAAAGGTGCCTTTAAGACAACCACTACAGACATAGGATCATGGGAGTCATTCTCTCCTAGTACTGTGTACTATAGGAGCTCATCTGATTTTAGATACTCTTCTATTCTAATGGGGTATATATCAGAACAACAGGAATACAAACCGGATCTGGCGGATCAAAATGAAATCTCTCATGTGTATCTTATAACTCCAATTAAGGACTATAGTACCCTTGAGATTAAGGAGGTTTCAACAGCCACAGAAGTAAAGAAACTCTTACTTGAGTCCTCTGTAGGTATTTTAGAAGATGTAGTTGTTCCTCAGGAATATATTGATGAAGTAGCAGAGAGTCAACGGAATCTTGATAAGGAAATAGCCAAAGAAAAAGAATACTCAGCAATGTCTGAAAAAGAAATCAGAGACAGAGACGGATGTGTATTATATCATGACTTTAAAGTAGCTGATTTTGGTAACTACAGAAATAGTCCTCGAGTAATCAAAGATTTCAGAATTTCACGGACACGTAGGGAAATTTCCATTGAGGATATGAAGAATACATTCTCTAAGCAAACAACCATTTATGGTACGTTAGAGGATATTCCATTGCTGAAAACTCTTCTCCATTGGATAGATAAATACGAACGTACAGAATCCCCCTCTGTGTTCGCACTCTCATCTAAAAGATTGCAGATTATAGTAGTATCTAAAAATATAGTAAAGTATTTAGACAAACATGCCACCCACGTCAAACGTGCTTTGCAAGATGTGCAAGGTAGAAAACTATCGGTAATGAGCGCAGTAAGAAAGTATAACACAGCAAGTCAATTTAGACATGTTATAAAATCATTTGACTTCCAATTTCTTCATTTATTTGAAGAGATAGATAAGGAAGCATTTGATACATACAATATGCTTATTGATTACACACAAAGCAATGGCTTTAATAAGCCTGCCATTACAAAGGTCCCAGGAGTAGAGAGTATAGAAGAGTACATGGATAAGATCAGAGATTTTCAACTATTCTTAATAGACAACTCGGATCCAAAAGTGGTGTCAGAAAAATCTAAAGAATTGTTTAATAATCCTGACTTAAACTCTTGTGATTCTGTTGATATTGAGGTATATTCGAAGTTCAAAGCGTTAGAAAATTACGTAGAAGGCATGAAGAAAATGTTTATGTCTACATCCCAACTAATAGACAGATGGTCTGGAATAGATATTTCTTTTGATGCAGAATCATTTAGAGAGTATATCGTATTGAAAGGTATTCCAAACTTTATTGAGTTTGAAAAGTCATGGGATATTGAGTTAAAGGTAGATGAGTACAAGAAAAATCGACAGCAAGACTAACATTCACATTTTAAATTTTACAATTATGATTACAGTAAACACAGACAAAGAGACTTTCATCAGTGGAAGTTACAACGGTAAGAATTTTAGAATTCCTTTCACCGCAGAGACATTTACCGTCTTAAAGGACCTTGAATTAAGAGCCAACGACACTAATGACTTTAAAGAGTACATGGAGATTATTGAGAAGTTCAGCGAGTCTATTAAGTATGACTACAAGTCAGATGTAGCCAATGTTGTAGATAACATTGTGTATGTACTTGCCACAGACTCTTATCACATCTCAGTTGATGGACAAGTTTTAAAATCTGTAAAGATTCCTGATGTTATCATGGATCTTATTCTCGATAATGTGGAGCGTGACATTGAGTCTACTCCTATTATCAAAGCATGTATGAGATTTCTTCTCAATCCAAAACCTACTCAAGAAAGGTTTAACATGTTTGCTAACTATATTACGCAGACATTCACAGATAGTGCTGAAGTTGAGCGTCTAATGGAAGAGGAAGGTCTTGATATTAAAGTGGCTGAAGAGATAGCTACCTACTCTGATCTTCAGATAACCACTGAAGGATATCTACGTACCTCCAAGGTAGTAGATGAGATCACTGAGAAATGGTCCATTAAACACAGTGAAGATGGTAAGCCTATTCTCGATGAGTTTGATAATCCTATCAAAGAGAAGGTACCTCGATATGCCACTGCGTACGAAATCAATGAGGAAACTGGTGAGGTTACTAAGGTCACTGAGTACCCAGAATATCTGGAAGATCGTAGATTTGAGCCCGCTATTTATACTCATGGGGATAATTTCTTCTCTGGAGGAGTTCTTGGGTACAAATATGAAATTGGTAAGTTAGCAGATCTTCCCTCGTGGAATTTTGTTGACATGAATGATGGCAACAAACATCAGAAAGGTTTACATACAGGAGGTCTTAGCTACATTAAAGGTTATTACAGAGAAGGACGCAATGAGATCTTAGATGTATTCGTATGTCCGTCTCAGATTGCTAAATTCACAGACGAAGGTCTTGGAGAAATGACCTGCAAAGGGTTCTATATTTACGGGGCTTCTCGTATGAAAGGAAACCTTCGTAGTATCTACCACACCAGTTCCTATACTACTCTTCTTAAAGGAGAACTTGAGGAACAGTTGGTGGAGATTGCAGCTGCTCTTGATGTTGAATTACAAGAAAAAATAGATGAAAGTGCAGTTAGGTACTCGTTGATTGACTCAGTGAAGTAAAATATAAGTTTATATGTTGAAGGGAAGAGCTTAGGTTCTTCCCTTTTTTTTTTATTTTATTTTAAATAATATGGGAAGTTCAAGAAATAGAGTGGCTGGCCATAACTGGGAGAGAGTTTGTGCCCAGAAGTGGAGAAGTATGGGATATTTAGGAGTGTTAACATCTCGAGAGTGTAGTAGATTACGAGATTCTCAAAAAGTTGATTTATCTAATGCAGATGAGGATGTAGATGGGAGACTCCCGTACAATATACAATGTAAGACATTGTCATCCTCAGCACCATACTCAAAGCTATTGAAAGAATTAGAAGAAAATAATAAGGGCCCTCAAATAAATGTCGTAGTTCATAAGATGACTAAGAAATCTGGGGTTAAGTTTATGACTGTCGGTGAGTATGCAATTCTAAATCTGACTGACTTCTACCGTATGGCAGAAAAGATTTTACATTATGAAACAGCTCTTACTGAGTCCGGTGCTAGTAACGATTTTATGAATGATACAATAAACAAGAAACTATGAAAATAAACTTGTTGGATGCTGATAGCATTATACACATAGTAGCATATCATTATGCTGCTCCCCAATCCTTTAAAGACCTACTGGTAGATGATTCACCAGAGGAACAAGAAAAAATACTTATGGAGTTCTACAATAATAGTTCTCCAGTACCAGTGATAGAACATGTAGACTCTTTCTTGAGAAGCATATTTGCTGCTACAGGATCTACACATTACCATGGGTTTCTTGGACATAGGGCTGGATCTGGTACATTTAGACATGCGCTCGGAGTCACTAAACCATACAAAGGAAATAGGAAGTTCTCACCTCATTGGACTAAGTTTTGGAAACCCATAATCATAGAGCATATGGTTACTAAATGGGGATTTATAGAACTATCTAATATAGAGGCTGATGATGCCTGTGCAATATTTGCTGCCCATTATCGTAAGTTAGGTATTCAGTATATAGTCTCATCTCCAGATAAAGACCTACGTCAAATTGAAGGAGATCATTATGATTACAAAAAGTTGGAATCTGAGCATATCAATCGTAAAGAAAGCTTAATTAATTTGTACTCCCAGGTCTTGATAGGTGACTCAACAGACAATATAGGGGGTTGTCCCAAGGTTGGTACTAAATCACCTTTGTTAAATAACCTTAAAGACTTTGAGACTAGGGAAGAAATGTATTCCTTTGTGCAGAAAGTGTATAAGGATAAAAATGCTTCAGATATATTAGAAGAGCAGATATCTTTAGTGTATATGTTGGAAGAGCCTGATGGTATTGATATCATAAAGTTTCCATTACCAATACCTTACTCAAAAGAAGGAGAAGCTCCAATAGAAATAACTCAGGAAGACAAGATTATTCTCCCACCAGTTCAATCATTTAAACAATAAACTATGGATGATTTAGATTATGGTAACACACATAACATTGTCACCTACTATATCTTACCTCTCCTAAAATTTAATTACAAAACATTTGGTCATTACTATATGACAACCGAGTTATTCCCAAGCCTGGACGGCATTAAATTAAAGCTTATGTCTGGTTGCAGAGAGGAGTTTTGGAAGCATGATAATTACGAAGTGGATTACTCTGTAGAAAATGAAACTCATGCAATATTTAGTATACCTAGGGAGTTTAAGGATGATGTTGTTCTAATCAGTCAAGGAAAGTATTCCAAGATTAGTGATAGAGCAAAGTTAATGATTAAAAACCACTCTGGGTTAATGTATAAATCAAAGATTGATAATGTTATAGTTTCAGATAAATTATTAATGGTGTTGGATAAAGATCCTATCCTTAAACAGTGGATTGAAAAAGAAGCTAAGGTTAGGGTAGGCAAAGAAGTAGAACTATATTATTTACCAGAAACAGAAAATATATATGTTAGAGATGAATGAACTTGAAAAAATGGCATTTAAAATATATGCCGAGTTAGTTGTAAACAAAGAATTTATACCTGAGATAATTGATGAGGACGTAGTCCTAAGTGATGTAGGAGATTATGTACAAGGACTTTCAGGACATTACAATTTTAAGGATTTTAATCATATGTTTGGTCTGGATAAAACACCGAAGCCAAAAACCTATATGGTAATCACAACTTTTAGGCAAAGGCTTGTAAGATCTGCGTTCGATATGGCCAGAGATTTTCTAATTTATAGTGTCAAATACAATAAATAAATATGAATAAATTCACAAGAGAAGAAGTAATTGCTTCAGCTCTTGTGTATTTTAAAGGAGATTCCCTTGCGGCTAACGTATGGGCGGATAAGTATGCACTGAAGGATTCAGAGGGCAATATTTATGAGAAGACTCCTTTAGATATGCACAAGAGAATGGCTAGAGAGGTGGCCAGAATTGAAGACAAGTACAAAAACCCTCTAAGCTATGGGGAGATACTGGAAGTCTTTGTAGGCTTTAAGTATCTGGTACCCCAAGGGTCACCCATGGCAGGAATAGGAAACCCATTTGTTAAAACATCTCTGTCCAACTGTTATGTTATCCCTCCAACACATGACTCTTATGGAGGCATCATGATGACAGATCAGCAACAGGTGCAGTTAATGAAGAGACGTGGAGGAGTAGGACATGATCTAGGAACAATCAGACCTATTGGTTCAATCGCTAACGGATCTCGTTTGAAGGGAAACACTGGGATGCCTTTATTTATGGAGCGCTTTAGTAACTCAACTCGGGAAGTAGCACAAGACAATAGAAGAGGAGCTCTCATGCTATCTTGTCCTATAAGACACCCTGACGCAGAAGTATTCATAGATAAGAAGATGGACACTAAGCAAGTAACTGGTGCTAATGTATCTGTTAAGGTGGATGACGAGTTTATGGAATCTCTTACTAAAGATGGGAAATACACACAGAGGTTTCCTGTTGATGGTAATAATCCTAAAATTACCAAGGAGATAGATTCTAGGACTCTATGGAATAAGATAATTTATAACGCATGGAAATCCGCTGAGCCAGGTGTTCTATTCTGGGATACTATACTTAGAGAAAGTCCAACACAAGGCTATGGTAAGTCGTGGAAGGAAAGTAGTACGAATCCCTGCGGAGAAATCCCTTTGAACCCATACGACAGCTGCAGATTGTTGGCCATAAACTTGTACTCATATGTGGATAATCCATTTACTGAGTTTGCTGTATTCAACACAGAAAAGTTCTCTAATCATGTTCGTAAGGCACAAAGAATTATGGACGACATTATTGATCTTGAAGTTGAAAGACTTGATGCTATAATTGATAAGATTAAACGAGATCCTGAGCCTTATGGTGTTAAAGAAGTAGAGTTAGATCTATGGATTAACATTAGAAAGAAAGCTATTGAAGGTCGTAGAACCGGACTCGGTATAACGGCGGAGGGTGATATGATTGCAGCTTTAGGTTACACATATGGAACTCCTGATGCTACAGAAGTTGCTGTTTCTGTACATAAATTGATGGCGGTTGAGGCGTACAAGTCTTCTATTGATATGGCTGAGGAGAGAGGGCCATTCAATATTTATTATTTGGCAAGAGAGACGGGGGGTTTCATAGATAGAATTTTTGAGGCTATGCCCTATGAGTATAAACAAAAGTGGAGAGATCATGGAAGAAGGAACATCGCGATGTTAACAATCGCTCCCACAGGAACAACTAGCCTCATGACACAAACATCATCTGGAATTGAGCCTGTATTTATGCCGGCTTACAAGAGGCGTAGGAAGACAGAGAATGCTGACCTATGTGTATTCAAGGATGAAATAGGGGATATGTGGGAAGAGTATCATGTGTTCCATCCTAAGTTTAAAGAGTGGTACAACATAAATAATATGGATACTACTGGCCTTGACGTTAAGGAACTTGAAAACTGTACCGATGCTGAAATCACTGAGTTGATTAAATTATCTCCTTATTACAACGCTACATCTGATGATGTAGACTATATAGAGAAAGTATATATGCAAGGAGCTATTCAGAAATGGGTAGATCATTCTATCAGTGTTACAGTGAATGTTCCAAAGGATACAACTGTAGATACAGTAGCAGAAATTTATATGACTGCATGGAAACAAGGATGTAAAGGTGTTACTATTTATAGAGATGGAAGCAGAGCCGGTGTTCTTGTTAAACATACAGATGACCACAATACTGAAATCATATATATAGATGCACCAAAGAGGCCAGAAACTCTTGAGGTGGATATGTATAATTTCAGAGCTCTAGGTCAAGATTGGACGGGTATCGTTGGACTTCTAAAGGGAAAGCCATATGAAATCTTCGCCATGCCCCAATTTGGGTCAAAGGAATTCAGTAAATCAATTACAAAAGGTACTTTAACACGTAAAGGTAAACAGAGATACAAATTGTCTGGTGTGTACAAGAGCCAAGAGTATATCATAGATAACATTATACAGTTTATGAGTGCTGATGAACAGTACCAAACCAGAGACCTCTCAGGGAGTTTAAGGCATGGACGTCATCCTAAACATATAGTTTCTGATATAGATAAGTCTTCGTATGTAAGTTCTTTTAGAAGGGCTATTAGTAGAATTCTTAAGAGCTATCTCACTAACGAGGATGTGTCAGACAAATGTCCAAGCTGCTCGGAAGCCTTAGTATTTGAATCTGGATGTAAAACCTGCAACCATTGTGGTTGGAGTGCCTGTAGTTAAACTACAACTATGAGTAAAGACAATAAAATGACAACGGAGAGTCTTGATCCCTACTTATGGGATATCCAAGACTCTCTTCTTGTTGAAGCCGCAGAGAACTTACATTATGTCCACTGGAGTGAGATAGCAGAAATGAGTACTAAGGCAAACTTTCAGTACACGAAGGATAAGTTACACAGTATTATGATTAGTAAATTTAGACAAGAAGAATATGCAAACGACTCTTTATAAAGATTTTAAACCCAATTTAATCCCAAACTCAAAAGTATCTAGCCCTATAGATTTGAGAGAAATTCTTGGAGATAAAATTGATGACTACGTACTTTCCTTAAAGAAGGACGGGTGTCGTATTGAAGTAGTAGGAGGGAAGCTACTCTCCAGAGCCTTAAAGCCCATAACAAGCACCTGGATACAAAAAAGATTTTTTGACTTAACACAGAAATGTCTTAAGTACGGTATTATTTTGGAAGGGGAATTTTATTCTCATGGAATGAAATTCAATGAGATTAATAGATTTTTCAAAACAGAAGATGTAACAGATACAAAACACTTACGTGAGATGGAAGCTGATACCCATAAATATAATCTTACAGGTACTATCAAACATCCTATATGGGTAGTAGTGAAAGATGCCGATAAACTGTTAGAGGTAAGAAAAACTCATAGCTCTAAGTTCGAGCAGGATTGGCCAGGTCGTACTCCAGAGTGGATGAGTACATATCACGAATCCTTACAACTATGGCCATTTGATTGCATAATAGAGTTAAATGTAAGTGCACCATTTAGGGAGAGGATGAAATGGTTATTTAGCCAAATCCACGACAAGGATGGACTCTTACATGAGTTTAAGGACATCGTTAATACTAATGGGTGGTTTAACCTATGTAATGAACAAGACTTTTCTGAGATATACACATATGGGGATTTAGAGAAATTGTACGAAGAGTCTCTTGATCTAAATTGGGAAGGGTTAGTCATCACACATCACAAGAGAACGTACAAATATGGTAGGTCAACTGCCAGAGAGGCTACTATCTTTAAGATGAAAGAAGATAAGTTAGAGTATGATGGTCAGGTGTTAGATATCGTTGAAGGGACAATAGCGAGAAGTGGGGCCCCTAGGTCCACAAATGAACTAGGGAGATCAGTAACTTCCAAATTAGCTCATGATAGAGAACCCTCTGGAATTGCATCTGGAATCCTATCTGAATTCGAGGGACACAAAATCACAGTATCCTTTGATGGATATGATCATGATGAACTTAGAGAACTATTAGCCAACAAAGACAAGTATGTAGGACAGTGGTTCAAGTACACTGGCATGAAACCAGTTAAGAATGTGCCACGTCATGCCCATATGACTAGAAACAGTTGGAGAGATAGTAAATAATATCAAGAGGGTTAGCTTATATGGGCCAAAGCCTTGGAAGCCAGTTGGAATCTGGCACCCTCTAATAATTTAAAGAGTGATTATATGATGAAACTTAATGTTTACATCGGAGTCATGGGTTCTGGCAAAGACTATGAAGCTGATAAATGTGATGAAAAAATATCATTTGGTGATGCTGTCAGAAGAGATGTATGGAAAATCCTTAAATGGAAGCCAAAAACTCAAGAAGAATATGAGATGTTTAAGGAAACTAAGTGGAAACTCCCTGGAGATAGGATTCATTATTTTACAGGTAGAAGGATACTTCAAGACTATGGTACTGATATCAGAAGGACTGAAGATAAAGACCATTGGGTTAAGCAACTGATTACTAAGATAGATGCTGTGAACAACACTAATCTAACATTAGAAGTACATGAGCGTAAATATCTGACAGTAGGAATACCTGATTGTAGATTTCCAAATGAGGTTTCTGGCATCATAAATTTATGGGAGAAGTTAGCTACTACTCCCAAAAGATTTGAATTAGAATTTATCCATTGTGATTATAAATCTAATAGGTACAATGCTGAGGATCCTCATGAGTCTGAGTCTATGGCTCAAGAGTTTGCAGGAAAAGTATATAAGACGGGAGAATTTTTTATGAAAATACTCAAATTACATTACACACAATGGGAACAAAAATAAACGCTAAGATAATAGCAGACAGTTTAAGTCCGTCAGGTAGTAGAATCACTACGTACCTATTAACTTACCCTAGATTTATTCATGGGGAATTAATGACTCATAGAATGTTTAGTAGAAACTCAGCATCAAGTAGAGCTATACCTTTTAAAAAGATGGTTAAGATGGCTAAAGAAGATCCTTTTATACCTATTGCTTGGCAAAAAGATCATAAAGGGATGCAGGGAACTGAATATTTAGAAATAAAACCTAATGTATTTGGACCTGTCAATGGTTGGCTAGAAGCCAGAGATAAGGCAGTAGAATTAGCTAATTACTTAAATGAATTAGGTGTAACTAAACAACTTTGTAATAGATTATTAGAACCTTTTATGTGGCATACAGTTATAATTACAGCAACTGAATTTGAAAATTTCTTTGCATTAAGATGTCCTGCTTATTATGATGGAAAAGTAAATCATAGAAGTATTAAAGATTATCTTAAAGCTAATGATTCTGATATAGAGAAATACCCAGAAAGTTATTGGAAAAGTATTAATCAATCTCAAGCAGAAATTCATATACAAGCATTAGCAGAATCTATGTGGAATGCTATGAATGAATCTATTTCTAAAAAATTAAAACCTGGGGAGTGGCATATACCTTTTGGGGAATATATTGATGAGAATCCTAAAGTAGAGACAGAGCTGGAACTACTCTCTAATAAAATTCACTTTACATCTATTGCAGATAGTGCAGATATGGAAATGCTTAAAGTCAAAATAGCTACAGCGATGTGTGCTAAACTATCATATAACAATCATGGTAGTATTGTGAATTTTTCAAAAGATCTTGATTTACATGACATGTTATTAAGAAATAAACACATGAGTCCTTTTGAACATTGTGCCAGAGTTATGTCTGATGTAGAATACTCTTTGTGTTATTATAAAGGGTCTTTAACAGATAAAAATTCTGATAAAAGTAATAGTGGATGGTGTAGAAATTTTAAAGGATTTATACAATACAGGGATTTAGTAGAATAACAAAAGCCTATCCTTAACGGGATAGGCTTTTTTTTTTTATTTTTCTGTAAATTTAGATGCCTTCTTATTACTCCTTAGCCTCTGAGAAGTAAGTACTTGTAAAGTAAGTGAAGACAACCGTGCCGGTGACCAGTAATAAGTCCTTCCAAATAACGATTCCATCCACGACTATTTGAGTTATTGCGTCAGGGATAGCGACCGACAAGGCAACTAAGATAGCACTGGCCACGTCACGCCAGTCGAAAACCCCATCGATTGATACGGAAGGGAACCACCAGTTTTTTG